AAACCCTGAAACCCTGAAAACATGGGTGAACACTTCGCTCGGGGAGACATGGGAAGAAGAAGGCGAGTCCGTTAATGAGGCGGGACTGCTTGCGCGGCGTGAAGCGTATTCATCAGACGAATTACCTGAAGGCGTTTTGTGTTTGGTCAGTGCAGCAGACGTGCAGCAAGATCGAATTGAAATGGAGGTTGTTGGGTACGGCAAGGATGATGAGTCGTGGGGTATTGAGTACCGGGTGATCTACGGCGACACAACACAAAGGCAAGTTTGGGATGATCTTGATAAGGCTTTATTAAAAACATATCAGCATTCCAGCGGCGCAGTTTTGCCGATTTCTGCTGCGTGTATCGATTCAGGCTACCGCACTGATGAAGTTTACGACTTTTGCAAGTACAAAACAGAACGCAGAATTTTCCCCACCAAAGGCGTAGCTGGTGAAGGTAGGCCAATTGTGTCGGCACCTTCAAAAAAACGTACAGGCAAAGAGAAAAAGCCGGTGAAGCTATTTACGGTTGGCGCTGATACGGCAAAAGGGTTGGTTTATTCAAGTCTTCGCATCAGTGAACCAGGGCCAGGTTATTGCCATTTTCCGACGACTTACACTCAAGAATATTTCGAGCAGCTAACAGCAGAAAAAGTTGTCACCAAATTCCACAAAGGATTTCCTCGAAGAGAGTGGATTAAGACAAGGCCAAGGAATGAGGCTTTGGATATTCGCGGCATGGCGTTAGCCGCCCTCAGATTATTAAACCCTGTTTATTCACAACTGAAAAAATCATTAAGCCCAGCGCCGAAGCCAGCAATTAAACCACAGCATCAATCGTCTGCAAGTCGTGATTCGTGGGTGGGTGATACCGGAGATTGGTTCTCATGAGTACAGCAACAGAAATGCTCGATTTTTACATTGCTGCCGAGCAAGCAGTATTGAGCGGAAAGTCCTTTCAAAGAAACGGAAGAATGCTAACAAGAGAAAACTTAAAAGAGATACGCGAAGGTCGCAAGGAATGGGATCTGAAGGTTCAAGCTGAAAAAGCTGCAAGCCAGGGCGGTTCAAGCTTATACAGCGTGGCTGATTTCTCATCATGAGTGTATTAGATTCTGCAATTAAGGCGTTGTCTCCACGTTGGGCGTACCGTAGAGAGCAATATCGTCAGGCTCTGGCTGCTTATGAAGCTGCTGTACCTTCTCGACTGCGAAAAACAGGCGTTGATAACAGTAGTGGTGACACTGTTGTTGGAAAAGGTGGTGTTAATGTGCGCGGATATGCGCGTCAGCTGGAACAGAATTACGATGTTGCGAAAGGCGCATTAGATGTTTTAGTGAATAACATAATCGGGCCATCTGGAATTAATCGAGAGCCGCAGCCGAGAAATAAAAAAGGTGATATTCACGAAGCCTTTGCAAAGGAACTGCTGACATTATGGGCTGATTGGTCGGAAAAGCCTGAAGTAACCTGGCAACACGACTATGCAGCTATGGAACGCCTGGCTTGTAGGACATGGTTGCGTGACGGTGAATTGCTGGCTCAGTTTGTTGAGGGCAATAGCCCATCAATTCAACACGGGACTCTGGTTCCGTTTTCGCTTGAGTTGATCGAGGCCGATTTGTTGCCGATGGACATGAGCGATACCAATAAGGGCATTACCCAGGGCGTTGAACGTAACGCATGGAATCGCCCAGTAGCTTATCACTTGTATAAAGAGCATCCAGGCGACTCTTACCGAATTATTACTGATACAAAGCGTGTTTCAGCAGACAGAATGCTGCACTTGAAGGTGACGCACAGAGTTAATCAGGCCAGGGGCGTTTCGGCCTTTACAGCTGTCATCAGAAGGCTTGAAGATCTCAAAGATTATGAAGAAAGCGAGAGAATCGCAGCCCGAGTCGCAGCGGCTCTAACTGGTTACATCAGGCGAGGCACGTTTGAGGACTACACGCCACCATCCAGCGGCGAGACAGAGCGCACCTTTAAGATGAACCCGGGAACGATATTTGATCGTTTACGCCCAGGTGAGGATGTTGGAACAATTGATAGCAATCGTCCTTCTGGCCTTTTGTCTGATTTCCACAAAGCAATGACGCGCAACGTGGCCAGCGGTATTGGAAGCAGCTACTCAAGCCTGTCAAAAGATTACAACGGCACTTATTCAGCACAACGCCAAGAATTAGTCGAGAGCTTTAGCAACTACCAGACATTAACCAACTGGTTCGTTAGTCAGTTTTCACGCCCTACATGGCGAGAATTCATAGATATGGCGGTTTTGTCTGGTCAGTTGAGAGTGCCAAGGGATTTAGACATGAGAACACTGTATGACGCAGATTTTCGTGGCCCAGCTATGCCTTGGATTGATCCTGTTAAAGAGGCAAACGCCAATCGGACATTAGAGCGTTCTGGCTACAAAAGCGCACAGCAAATTATTCGTGACAGAGGTGGTCAGCCGGCTGATGTTATGGATCAGATTTCATCTTGGCGCACAAAAGCTGATGAAAAAGGCCTGGTATTCGATTCTGACCCCAGCAAAACAAGCGGATCAGGATCGGAGCAAACAAACTTAATCGGAAACGATAAAGACGATTCTTAGAAGCTTGCATTCAGCAGGTTTTTTTATTTCAGAGGAAAGTAATATGCCAAAACCTTTTAAGATAAAGGCGAAGGGTGAATCTTCGGCTGAATTGCTGATTTACGGTGATATTGGTGATAGCTGGTGGGGCGAAAGCGTTACCGCCAAAGACACTGCTGAAGAACTGTCAAAACTGGATGTCGATACAATTGATGTCCATATCAACTCTTATGGTGGCGCTGTCTCAGACGGTATCGCCATATTCAATTCTCTAAGACGACATAAAGCTCAAATCAATGTGCGCATTGATGGTGTTGCAGTCTCGATAGCTTCATTGATTGCTATGGCCGGCGACACAGTAGAAATAGCTGAGAATGCCTTGTTCATGGTTCATGCCCCCTGGGGCGGCGCAGTAGGTAACGCCAAAGAGCTGCGCGATTACGCGGATGTTTTGGATACCTACGCAGAGGCCATGGCATCCAGTTATATGCGTAAAACTGGCCAGGACAAAGAAACCATTATGGATTTACTGACTGATGGCCAGGATCACTGGTACACGGCAAGTGAAGCCAAGGATTTCGGTTATGTCGATACTGTTTTTGAAGAAGAAATGGCAGCTGCTGCTTCAGGCTTCAAAAAGTCAAAATTTGGCCCGAATGGGCTGGATCATGCTGCTGTTGCAGCAAGCTCGAAGGCGGCACAGGTCGCCGCTATTCATAAACCCTTAGAAGAGGAAAAAGTTATGCCTAAAGGTAATGACAATCAGGCGACCAAAGATGATGTCGTCGATAACAAAGTTGATACAGCAGAGATTGAAGCAAAAGCTGTTGCTCAGTATCAGGCCAAGAACAAAAAGCGCAAAGAGGGCATTCGTTCTGCCTTCAAGCCTTTTGCTGATCGTGAAGGCGTTCAGGATGTTCTAGAGTCTTGCATCGATGACGATGCTGTATCTGTTGAAGATGCTCGCGCTAAACTGCTTGAGCATATCGGCAAAGAGGCCACCCCGAGCAATCCTGCTGATTCAGGCCGTATTGAAATCACTGAAGATGAGACTGAGAAGTTCAGAACTGCTGCTTCAGATGCCATTATGGTGCGTGCCGGTGTAGCTGGTGCCGACATCAAAAAGGACATCAGAGCCAACCCGCTGCGCGGCAAGAAGCTCCTGGCTTTAGCCGAAGACAGCTTGAAACGTGCAGGCATCAAAACCGATGGTATGGATCAGATGCAACTGGTATCGGCTGCATTCACCCAGTCAACCAGCGACTTCCCAATCCTGCTGGAAAACGCCATGCACAAGACGCTGCAACAGGCTTATGTTGTAGTTTCTGATACCTGGACACGTTTCTGTAAGCAGGGCAGTGTTTCTGACTTCCGCGCTCACAATCGTTACCGTGTTGGCAGTTTAAGCAACCTGGACGCCATCAATGAGCTGGGCGAGTTCAAAAACAAGACCATTCCAGATGGTGAGAAAGAGAGTATTACTGCTTCTACCAAAGGCAACATCATCAACCTGTCTCGCCAGGCTGTGATCAACGATGACCTGGATGCTTTTGTTGGCCTGGCCGCAAGCCTTGGTCGTGCAGCAAAACGCACCATTGAAGCCGATGTTTACGCTCTACTGGCACTGAACAGTGGCCTTGGCCCAGCAATGAATGATGGCAATCCATTGTTTGATGCTTCTCACAACAACCTCGGCGCTGGTGCAGCTATCAGCATGGCTGCAATTGATGCTAACCGTGTAGTGATGGCTTCTCAGACCGATGTTGGTGGTAACGACTACCTTGATCTGCGCCCAGAAGTTCTGTTGGTGCCTCTCGCTCTTGGCGGTACTGCTCGCACGATCAACGAAGCGAAATACGATCCTGACACTGCGAACAAGCTGCAGAAACCAAATATGGTTAATGGCCTGTTCAATGACATTGTTGACACTCCACGCCTGACTGGTACTCGCCGTTACATGTTTGCCAACCCAGAAGAAGCACCAGTAATTGAAGTGGCGTTCTTGGATGGCAACGATGTTCCTTATCTGGAACTAGAAAATGGCTTCACTGTTGACGGCGCACGCTACAAAGTTCGTTTGGACTTTGCTGTAGGTGCTGTTGATTTCCGTGGTGCTGTTACAGACGCAGGCGCTTAATCAATAAATCTCTAACGGGCGGGTAACACCGCCCTGATCTCAAATTTAAGAGGAAAAAGTTATGTCTACAAATTACGTTCAAGAAGGTGGTGTGATTCAGTACACCAACGGCGGAACTGCGATCAGCTCTGGCGATGTTGTTGTGATGGGTGAAATCATCGGTGTTGCCATGGTTGATATTGCTAACGGAGAAACCGGCTCAGTAGCGATTGAGGGTGTTTTTAATCTGCCAAAAGTAGATGCTGCTGTTATCGCTCAGGGCGAGTCAGTTATTTATGACGTGAGTGCCAGTGAGTTCGATGATAACGCAGCCACTCCCGCAACTGGCGATGTCTCCAAGTGTTGTGTTGCTATGGAAGGCAAGGGTGCCACTACAGGCGAAACCATTGCTGTTAAGTTAAATGTTGGTGTAGGCACTGTTGCTTAATCATCAGCCTTAACTAAACCATGAAAAGCCCCTTAATTGGGGCTTTTTTTATTCCAGAGGATTAAGTAAATGGAAACATCATCCAATGCAGCAAGACGTGACCCCGAAGTCCGGGCTGCTTTAAAAGAACAGCAGTTAGCGCGTGTCGCCATCAAGAAGCGCGTTGCTGCAGGGGAAATCGAGGCTTCTGAGTATTCGGCCATGTATGAAAAACAGCCGGAACAGGTAGCACGCCGAAGAGTTCAGGACGCGGAAAGCGCAAAACGTAGAGCAGCAAGAAAAACTGCAAACGCTGTTGCATTGAACAATGCTCACGGTGGCGCAGAAGTATTTAAGGGGGCTGAATAATGAGTGCTTTTACAGACCAATGTGAAGACGACATTCTCGATCTTCTGTTTACCAATGTTGATGCTCCTAACTGGGGTGATGCAGCTGGACTGCAAAACTCAGCAACTGAAGGCAGCATGAATATCTCACTGCATACCGGTGATGCTATTGGTGACACCACTACCTCGCAGGCTACTTCTGAATGCGCCTACACAGGCTATTCTCGTCAGACTGTAGGCCGTAACGTATCAGGCTGGACTGTATCAGCAGGCACAGTGGATAACGATGCCCTGATTCAATTTGGTGAAGCGACAGCTGGAACTCCTGAAAC